GCCTCAGATCGAAATTGTTCAGACAATCCTGTACTGTCATTGGTAGGAGCTTCGTTCGCCGCTTCCGCGGTGTTCGCACCGAGCGTTGTTTGATTCGATGTACGGTTCCATTCAACTTCTGCGGAGTTATTCCAGCTATATCCATTAGATTCAGACCGACTTGACCAATAAGGCTCATTAAATTGATTATTATTAGTGCCAGTACTTTCAATATTTTCATCATTTGGTTCCCAATGAGTTGCCTGATCATACCAAGAAATACCTGCCGATTCGGGAGATTGGTAAATTGGATTTGAATTCCAGGAGACACTCGAGCCAATAGATTGGGAATTTGAACTTGCGGGGACAAATTTAATGCCATTCATTTACAAATCGTCGGTTGGCACATAACCAGAATATTCTATATCGGATATCCAGCCATATATACGTACGGTTAAAACATCAGAAACATTCGCTGCAGTATTCATCTTAATGGGAACATGAAGACGAAGATTGCCCATATCATAGTCATTAGTATAGTACAAAGCTGCACCAGTGCCAGAGTTGTCAACGTTATCAAAACCTGCTTTAAAAGGAGAAAGCCAATTAATGGTTATAGGTACGTCTTGATCCTCACCCATCATTACTAATGTATGAGGTAATTGATAAATAGCTTTTAAAGAATCTAATTCAGTAGTAAAGTAACGATCCATTATAAGGGGATATTGCATTTCCTTTCCTGTAGGAGGATTGGATTCACTAATCGGCGAATAAGGAGTATTAGCTTTAGTACCAAATAAATATGGGACTGCGGAAAATGGAAAATTAGAATAAGAAACGGTCATCATTCCAACTTGTTGAAAATTAGAACGAAATTGAAAACAAAAATTAAGCTTAAAAGATTTAAAATAAAACAATTTAGCTAATGAATTGAAAAATGTATCATTAATTTGATTCCAAGTAAAAGGGAAAACAAAAACAGGTTTTATAGTATCAGTAACTTTATTAATTTGTAAGGCTGCAATTAATTGTCGTTGACCAGCCAATTGGTCATAAGTCCATTTAGTAGCTGAAATTGAAGAACGGTCATCAAATTGATTTCCAGTTTTAGTAGGCATTCCAAGTATAGCATTAGTCATTGAAACAGGGATAGTTCCGTGATCAAATTCTTTTGCTCGTGATGTAGTATCAATTTTCTGTGATTCAGTAGGTTGATTCATTTGAAAATAAGAAGATTTGTGAAATAAACTTTATAAAGAGTAAACATAATTTCTTCGCCAGATAAAATTTATTTCTTAAAAGTAAGTTCTTAAATACTAAAGGGGGGTTTATGTCTTTCCATAATGTCATTTAAAATAACTAAGCAGTCATAAAATCCGTAGATAATATGAACAAACTTAAAGTATTAAAATCCGTAGACAATAATAACAACATGCAGGGTAAGGC